GAGAGGCATCCGCTCCAAAGGGAGATGTGGTTTTTGACAAGAAAATCAATCGTGTGCCTGTAAAGATTACCAAGACTTCTAAGGGTTTTGTTTTGCACGTTGACGGAGATATGTTAGACACTTTCAAATCTCAATCGGAAGCGGAAAAAACTGCACAGTCAGTTATAAAGGAATTGAAATAAATGAAACTGATTAGCGAATACTACGAAAACGATATCCAGTGTATCGTAGAGAAGAAAGAAGATGGTGAAAAGAAATATACCATCGAGGGTGTGTTCGCTCAAGCAGAATCTAAGAATCGTAACGGGCGTGTTTACCCCAAAGCCATCATGGAGAAGGCGGTAAACAAGTACGTAACAGAACAGGTTAGCAAAAGACGTGCGGTCGGTGAATTGAATCACCCCGAAGGTCCGACAGTTAACTTGGACAAAGTTTCGCATCTCATCACAGATCTCAAATTTGAGGGAAATGATGTGATCGGAAAGGCACAAATATTGGATACTCCAATGGGTAAGATTGTTAAAGGTCTCCTTGAGGGTGGTGTTCAACTGGGCGTGTCAACTCGTGGTATGGGAAGTCTAGAGAACCGAAACGGTGTCGCATATGTCAAGGATGATTTCATGCTTGCAACAGTAGACATTGTACAAGATCCATCTGCACCAGATGCCTTTGTTAATGGAATTATGGAAGGTGTAGATTGGATTTGGAATAACGGAGTTTTGGAATCTCGGATTATTGAAACGATGGAGACAGAAATCAAGAAAGCGCCGAAATCACTTCGACCGGAAGTGCAAATTCGGGAGTTCAAAAATTTCCTCTCGTTAATCAAATCTAATATGTAAGGAGTCTATATGACTTATAAAGACCAAGTCGAAGTAGATCTTCACGATGATATTAACGAAATCGTGGAGGAAACTCTCGAAGAAGCATCAGAACCAAAAGGCGCAGGCGCAGGTAAAGAGGGTCAACCAATAGGTGAACCCGAATCTATCGCATCTGTTGACAAGGCGTCAGACGCAACTAAAAAAACATCATTACCTAAGACTAAGGCCGCTATGGTCAACGCTATGTACATCAAGGCTTCTGCAATGAAGAGAGAGGAACTTGCTACGGCATACAAAGCGATGATGGGTGAAAACGTCGAAGTACAGGACGAACTAGTTGCGGGCAACATCGATACAACTGCAGAACTTGATGCACTCGTAGAGTCGGAGGCAACTCTGTCTGATGAGTTCAAGCAAAAAACCGCAGTTATCTTTGAAGCCGCTGTAAAATCTAAACTGTCAGAAGAAGTTTCTCGTTTAGAGGAACAGTATCAGGAAGAGTTGGCGGAAGAAGTACAAGCAATCCGTTCAGATCTTGTTGAGAAAATTGACAGCTACATGAACTACGTAGTTGAATCTTGGATGGAAGAAAACAAGTTGGCAATCCAGAACGGTCTCCGTACTGAAATTGCTGAAGGTTTCATGGAAAAGATGAAAGATCTATTCGTAGAGTCTTACATTGATGTACCTGAATCTAAGGTCGATCTAGTTGACGAATTGGCAAGTCAAGTCGAAGAGTTGGAAGAAAAACTCAACGCTCAGACTGGCGAGTCAATTAAACTTTCTGAAGAACTAGAGCAGTATAAGCGTGATGCGATTGTCACCGAAGCCGCTCGTGGTCTTGCAGACACCCAAGTTGAGAAGCTAAAGGTTCTTGTTGAGAACGTAGATTTCAATGACGCAGAGTCATTTGCATCTAAAGTTGCAACTATCAAAGAGTCTTATTTCTCAAAACAAATTAACGAAGATACAAGTGTTGTAGACGAAGAACCAGAACAAACTGTTGAGGTTTCATCTACAATGGATTCTTATCTTCAAGCTATTCGCAACTCAGCTAAAAATTAAGGAAAACTACCATGCAACAATCTTATGACAGTTTAATCGAAAAGTGGTCTCCAGTATTGAACGAAAGTTCTGCTGGTGAAATCAAAGACTATCACCGTCGTGCAGTAACTGCGGCAATTTTAGAAAACCAAGAAAACGCAATGCGTGAAGAACGTGCTCAGTATGCAGGTTTCGGTTCTTTGAACGAAGCGGCTCCCGCCTCCAACGTATCTTCTATTGGCACTTGGGATCCAGTATTGATCTCTCTTGTACGTCGTGCAATGCCTAACCTTATCGCATACGATGTATGTGGTGTACAACCTATGTCTGGCCCTACTGGTCTTATCTTTGCGATGAAGGCACGTTACGGAGCAGGTTCAACTTCTTCACGTGAAGCATTGTTCAACGAAGCAGAAACTCAGTTCTCTGGTGACCGTACTGGTACTCACGATTCTGACAACGCTTCTGGTTTCAACGGCATCTCTGATGACTCTTCTAACGGTGCTCCTGCTCGTACTATTGACTCAAGTGTTGACGATGCACGTCTAACTTCACTTGCTGCAAGTGGTATGACTACTGCCGCTGCTGAAGCACTCGGTGACGGTGTTGGCGCTCCTTTCGCAGAAATGGGTTTCACCATCGAGAAGCAGACTGTAACTGCGAAAAGCCGTGCGTTGAAAGCAGAGTACAGTTTAGAACTTGCACAAGACTTGAAAGCGATTCATGGTCTTGACGCAGAAACTGAACTTGCGAACATTCTTTCTACAGAAATTCTTGCGGAAATCAACCGTGAAGTTATCCGTACTATCAACAGCCAAGCGAAAACTGGTTGCTTACAAGGTAACGTTGCCATTCGTGGTATCTTTAACTTGAGCACTGATGCTGATGGTCGTTGGTCTGCAGAGAAGTTCAAAGGTCTTGTTGTACAACTTGATCGTGAAGCAAACGTAATTGCAAAAGAAACTCGACGTGGAAAAGGTAACATTGTTATCTGTTCTTCTGACGTTGCTACTGCACTTGCGGCTTCTGGTATGCTCGACTATACTCCTGCAATGTCTACTAACCTTCAGGTTGATGACACTGGTAACACTTTCGCAGGTGTATTGAACGGTCGTGTTCGTGTGTACATCGATCCCTATGCAAGTGCCGATTATGTCACTGTAGGTTTCAAAGGTACTAACGCTTATGACGCAGGTGTTTTCTACTGCCCATACGTACCTCTACAGATGGTCAAAGCTGTTGGTGAGGACGACTTCCAGCCTCGTATCGGGTTCAAGACTCGTTACGGAATGGCGTCTAACCCTTACGTGGGTGCAACTCCTTCTAACGGTCTTGCTTCTGCTAAGACTAACCAGTACTACCGTATCTTCCGTGTGGACAATATCCTCACCTAAGATTCGTGATATAAAAAATAGAACT